TGCAAAGCGGTCTCCCATGTAAAGAGTCTGGCCTTCCTTTCGGTCGGCCTCCTCCCCCCATGGCCCCTAGGTCCGTAGGCGCCCGTTACGGGTGCTGGCGGTCCAGCATTTCCTCAACGCGAAGATTCTCCGCGTGTCGGATTTGCTCCGGCGAATTAACGCCGAGGTTAGCTCGTTGTGAGCGTCACCTCATTTGACTCCCTGATGTGGCAAAGCAAAAGCGCAAAGATACGCTCCGCCTTGGTTCTCGTCAGGAAGCGCGCACAATGATCACTTGCGAAAGTTAAATCTTCGCGTGTGATGCATCGTGTTCCCTCAAAACAGCCGAGCATAAAGCTGTTGCCCATGCGATTGACCCTCCTGAATTCTAGTACACCCGCCTTGCGACGAGTGTCCCAGTAGTAGGGAGAGTTAGCGCGCCGCTCCTGCAATATGTGGAGGTTTGTCTTTACAGACTTATCCTTCACTGATGTACGAACGAGGTGCTCACTTGCCGTGACAACGTCACAGTAATAGAACTCCACGTTCTCAATCAAATTGCCTAAGCGATCGCGATGACGCAAAGAGGCGTGACGGAATTTGCTTGTACACTTACCGACAGAGTCGGTGTATACATAGCGTCCATTCAGCCTCACGCGCGTATAATCGTACAGGGTTTTGGCTAGCTCGACTGGTATGAGCTCACTGCATTGACATGGAATTGGATCAACAAGGATTACATCCTCCGGTATCGATACCGAATGGAGGTAATCATTCAACTCTCCGTAGGGCGTTGCGGTCCTAAGTGAAGGCATGGTTTGCCAACACTTATGATTCGCATCGAGTATACTTTCGTAAACCCGATTACAGTCCTTAGATAGCCTCTTTAATAAGCTATCAGGCACGCCATAGTGAATCTTAAAGAAATTCACCAGACGATATGCCTCGGAGAGGTCCGGTTCGCGTTTAAAATAAAATCCGCGAACAGGCTTGCCGTTCCTAAAATCCCTGCCGCAGGCCTCCCTGAACCTATTATTTGGATCAGGGTCAGTCTGCATGCAGAATGACTTTTCTGCATTAAGTGTTAGGCCCACCCTGCCGAGTACAGCCTTAATAGACTGTAGTGGCACCGGCTCTGGCAACGTTGAATCGTCACCAAAACAAAGTGCCGGGCAGTAAGGACCCATCACATCAAAGTGAGTTACATCAGCAGTAGCGCCACACAGCAGAGCCATAAATACAACTGACTCTAGCTTAAAGGTATAACCGTTTCCCATCAGGCAGAAGGAACCACAAGTTCCAATAGTGCCGTCAGGTAGGCGATACCTTTTCGACCTAGCCGCCTCCAAGTATGGAAGCAGCGGCGACCCTTCAAACAGCGTGCGTATCAGTGGAATAGAAAGAGAGTCCGAAGCTTCCTGGAAATCCAGGGTGGCGAAAGACCCATCAATCGAACCATAATACGCCAATGTGCTGTTTACGGCCGCTAATCGATCGAGATCGACGTTATAGCAGACTTTGAGCGCGCGTAGAAGCGCGTTCTCAATCTGGTGCTGAACCGTATAGAGGAAAGGTGATGAAATTCCAATACACCTACCTACTTCAGCGTTCTTGGGTACAACGCATATCTTGTCCGGATAATCTGGACTTGACTTAGCGAAATGCCCGTGCAGAGTTGCACAGATGGCTCGAGTACTAAAGCCGTCATGGCTTGGCGACACTTTAAGGTTCCCGTTTATCGGGTGCCCGTCGGTGTCAACCAGGTCAAACGGACTAAGCATCTCATGCGCAAGCTGTTCCCTAAATCTGTCGGAGAATAAACTCCAGCACAGATCGGGGTCCTGCCCGCAGCAGCCATCAAAGAATGCATTGATCTTAAGCTCTGGTTGTGACCCTGACTTGCTGGCACCGAGTACTTTCGAACCCGGACCAGTTGTCAGATAGTCTATACCATTGCGTGGATCAACCAGGTAGTTATAGGCTTCAAGGCCTATTCGCTGACAGAACTGTCTAGCGATCTGGAACCAAGCACACCTCGTCTCAGCCCAAAAGGCCGGATCACTCGCTAATGCGAGGTTGCGATCCTGCCTGGCCACGAATTTGTTAAGCGCCTTAGCGGCGGCCTCTTCCGAGACGCCGCCTTCAGCGTAGTACTTCTTCGTGACAGTCTGCGGATTTAAACCCACAGATTGGCTTAACAGTCTTGCAAACCTGATAAGGTCTGCAGCTACCGGCTTAGGAACCGGCAGTTGACGCTTCCTTCTCATTCAGCCCCCTTTAGTAGTTGTTTAAACCACTATCGACCGGATCCGAAACACACTGCTGAGCGAGCCAGGCAATAAGAGTCTGGCGCAGCTTCGTAATGTGGTCATTCGGGTAGGTCTTGGGGAGACTGAAGGTGACGCTAACATTGGCCTTAACGGTCATGTCAGCGCCGGAGGCGTCTTTGACTACGACGGGGTCCGTAAGCAGCATGGTAACCTTGCGGTTGCTATTGGCTGCACCAAACCTCTGTTCAAGGGAAAAGACACCAGTGCTGTTGGCAACAGTGCCGCTCTTATCAACAAAACGAAAGAGCGTGCCCTGCTGTTCAGACACTGCGTACTCCCTGGTCGCCTCACCAACGGTGAGGGTCACATCAGTAAGTCTCATGTTTACTCCTTTCTAGGGATGTTTATTTCAAGTGGTAACCGCGGGCAGTGCTCGCGAGCCACTATGGCAATAATAATTATAACTACAAAGATTGCCAATCAATGCAGTCGACTACGTCCTAGTGCATACAGATCAATCAAATGATGACCAACCTGCCGCACGTACGACATTTGCTCATTGTCCGTAATGTAATGCGAGATCGCCTTACTCAGACCGAGGGCCATTGAAGAATTTGGCCAGCGTTCAAAGTAGCGAAGTTTCGATACATTCGAACCGAAGAGCGCAATCGTACTATCGGACACCTGGAGGACATTACGACCGCGATAGCGGACGCAATCAAAACCCCTGGTGACATTGAACCCAAAGGGCTGCACCTGTAGAAGTGCGTTACCGACCGGTAAGAACCAGTCGATGACGAAGCTCCACGGTATTGCATCCCATACGGTATACAGCGGTGTTTGAATAAGATCACCGAAGTTGCCGTAGGATCCAATGGAGTCGGCCGAGATATAGCGGACAGCAATTGCAGAATAGGATTCTGTAAAACGCCAAGTCTTAATGCCCCCGAAATCATCGGAGACATAGATAGGCGTAGGATCCGATCTGTACCGAGCCGTGGCCACAACGCGAATATCTGGTTTAGGTTTTAACACCTTCTTCAGCGTATCGCGCAGGTCATGTATAATCGGCAGAGCACCGTACTTAATAGCACAGTACTCTCTTGCTGCGGTTGGAAGGCCAGACACCAACTCCTTCGGAGCCTTTGTAAGGCTCCTATGGAAGAAGCGTTTGGCGAACCGTTTCATCGATCTCCAAGCACGTCTAGGATTTCTCCTAAGGTTACGATAGAGGGACCAGAAGTCTCTGGCCCAACCATCGATTGTCCTAGCTGCGTCATACCATGACCGCGTGTTCATCAGAACATCGTAGTTTCCGGCAAGACGGGCGACGGCTTCATCCCTTAGCCACGAAGAGCTTATGGGAAGAACGAAATCGGTTAACCCAAGGAAATTGTAGTCCCAGAGAGACCCGGTAGGGCTCTCAAGAACACCAAGCGCGTTCCCTGCACGATGATACCTATCGTTTGTATCAACAAGGCAAGGCGCACCGCCATTAAGAATAAGTTCTGAACCGCGGAACCAAGTAGGTTTCACGAAATCAGACCTCACCGGATCGGACCATTCCTTACACAAATTGGAGAAAGACGTACCGCGTGTATAATCATAGCGATACGTCTTCGCATTGTAATGCGCTCTCCATCTGTTTAGGTTTTGGAATCTTTCCGGCATGGCTTATCTCCTTTTGCTCGACCCTCTCAGG